TGTCCCAAGTAAAAAGCTTCTCATATTCTTTGTATGAGGTTGAATTAAAGTATCTTTCTGAATACAAAAATAGCAGCATATCTAGGTCTGCTTGAGAAAGATTATGCCTTACCTTGAAGTATGTGCGTATTACTTTCCAGTATTTTAAGTAATCCCTTTTATTTGATTTCATTTTATTTGTTACATTTGTAAACAAAGATATAAAAGTTATGAAACCTTGTACTCAAAAAGTTAAAGCCGCTACATCTTACAAACCAAAACCAAAGAAAAAATGAAAGGAGATCAAATGATGGCAATGGGTATGCCCAAGGCCGCAGTTCTAAAAGGAGCCGTTAAAGGCGCAATTAAAGGCGCAAAGAAGGCTGTAGTAAAGAAAGCCGTTAAAAAAGCAATTGCTAAAAAGAAATATTAATGGCTGAAAAGTCTAAGATGAAATGTAACCGTGTCGTGGCTTCGGATAGGCCTGGCAAGAAAAGGATGGTTAAGGCTTGTGCCAATGGCAAAGAAAAGCTAATCCATTTTGGAGCAGAGGGTTATGGACATAACTATTCATCTGCGGCACGGTCTTCATTCAGAGCTAGACACAAGTGTAGTAGTGCGACAGATAAATTGTCGGCTAGATACTGGGCATGTAAGAACCTATGGGCTGGTCCTGGAGGATCTACTCAATCATCTCCTAAAAGCAGACGAGGAAAGTACTGATGAATAATTCTTGGAAGAGTAGAGGTCATTATTTGAAAGATGGAGTTGAGTGGACTGGACATCAGCATGCTCATAATGGAAAGATTATGACTGGTAAAAGTCACACTAAATCTAGCAAGGACCTTTATCACTTCATGGATTTAAGTCCTGAAGCTAAAAGAAAGGTATTGTCTAAGAAAAAATGAAGGATGCTTGCTATAAAAAGGTTAAGGCATCGTATGATGTGTTCCCTTCAGCAAGGGCATCACAGGCTATTGCCAAGTGCAGGAAAGCATCTGGTAATGTAAGAAAGTCTGAAGAGGGTACCAGCTTAAAGCGTTGGCAAAAAGAGAAGTGGCAGGATACTAAGAGTGGAAAGCCATGTGGTGCAGGAGGAAAGAATGAGTACTGTAGACCTACAAGAAGAGTGTCATCAGAGACACCAAAGACTAAGAGTGAGATATCACCTGCTAAACTTGCGGCTAAGAAAGCTGAAAAAAGTAGAGTAGGTATGGGTAAAAGAATTTCTAAAGTTTAACTATATTTGTTCATCATTAAAATTTAAATCAAATGGCACAAAAAGTATCAAAAACAAACGCAGATTTGCTGGACCTTGTTAGGAATCTTAACATAACCACAGCAGAAAAGGGAAGTAAAAGAGAGGCAAAACTTAAGAAGATTGCTGAAAAGATTAAGCCTCTATTCGATGAGTACAATGAAAAGCGTGAAGACATCCGTCTTGATCATGCATATGCGGACCAAAACGGTGTATTGGAGTTGAATGAGAAGGGTGAGTATAAGTTTACAAAAGAAGGAATCAAAGGAATGGCAAAAGGTATGAAGTCATTACTTGATGAATCATTTGAGTTTTATCAGTTTACATTTTCAACCGAAGGCATAGAAGACCTCAAGTTCCTAGCGGGATGGGTTGAGGGAATCGAAGCTGATAAAGAACAAGAAAGCGATGAGTAAGTTCAGTAAACTATCTGAAAAAATTCAAGCAAAGCAAGGCATTGGCTCCAAAAGGGCCAATGCCATTGTTGCTTCTATAGGCCGTAAAAAATACGGAAATAAAAAATTTCAAGAAATGGCTATTGCTGGAAAGAAAAAGAAATGAAAAGCAAGGGACTAGGAGATACTATCGAGAAGATAACTACAGCTACAGGAATAAAAAAACTTGTTGAATCAAAAGTAAAAAACTGTGGATGTAGTAAAAGAAAAGATGCATTAAACCAAATGTTTCCTTATAAATAAACAAGATCATGGCATATCAAAAATTACAAGTATCAAGAGCAGCAGTTGTAACACCAAGTAATACTGCTGACATTGTATCTCCAAGTGGAGGTCCAAATGAAGGTTGCGTTCTTTATGTAGGTACTGGAGGAATCTTACGTGTACTAACAGCAGGAGGGGATGACATTACATTTCAGGGAGTACCAAATGGAACTTTTATTCCTGTTCAGGTAGTAAGAGTATTTGCGACAACCACCACAGCCCTCAATATTGTAGCACTATGGTAATCGGAATAATTATCAGCATTTAAGATGGCAAAGGTAATAAGCGCAAGCATCTACAAGAAGAGGCACAAAAAGAAGGGGCAGGCTGCAAAAAATTCTACAAGTAGAAACAAGGACAGCAAGCTTTATAAGAAAGCTTATAAAGGACAGGGGAGATGAAATATCTACAATACCTTGGAGCTTCATTACTTTTATTTTTTGCCCCTATACACGGGCTTCTTATTGCTGTTGCTGTTGCTATTATCTTAGATACTTTTACTGGGGTCTTTAAGTCTATAAAGCTACACGGATTGAAGAGTATTAGAAGTAGGAAACTTTCTACTATCATAAGTAAAATGTTTCTTTATGAGGTAACTGTCCTTTTGCTTTTCCTTATGGACAAGTTTCTCTTGAATGAATTTGTAATAAAATGGTTCTCCATTGAGTTTATGTTTACAAAGATATGTGCTATATTACTGATGTTTGTTGAGCTAGTATCTGTGAAGGAAAATATTGAAGAGGCTTATAGTGTTGATATATGGAAAATGCTCAAAAACTTATTTAATAGGGCAAAAGAAATTAAGTCTGATATTGATGGCTTAAAATAAAACACGAATTTAATGTCTAAAATAAGTACATATCCTATACTTTCAACTCCTACACTCAATGACTTATTAATAGGTACTGATGTAGAGAACTTGAATGAAACCAAGAACTTTTCTTTAAGTTCTATTGGTAATCTCATAGGTCAAAATTATGTGCCATATGTTGGCGCAACAGGTAACGTTGACTTAGGGGTTTATAGTATAGAGGGGTCTGCATTTATTGTAAATGGAGGAACTGCTAGTCAATTTTTAAAAGCTGATGGTACTCTTGATAGTACTTTTTACGTTCCTCAAACAAGGACAATTACTATAAACTCAGTAGGATATGATCTAAGTGCTAACAGATCATGGGATCTACCAACAATTGATAGCTTAACAACACTTGGTACAAGTGGTGCAGCTACCTACATAGGAAAGGTTTTAAATATTCCAATCTATCAGGCGCAGGGTAACTACATTACTCAACTGTCTGGAGAGGCTACTGCATTAGGTCCAGGAAATGCTACTGTTACATTAAGTAACTCTGCTGTAATAAGCAAAGTATTAACTGGCCTAAATATAACAGGAGGCAATGTTATTGCTACCGATACAATCCTACAGGCTTTTGGTAAGGTACAGAATCAAATTAATGGATTAACAGGAGGAGTAACATATCAAGGCACATGGAATGCTGCTACTAATACTCCATTTTTGCAGAGTTCAGTTGGTACTAAAGGATATTACTATGTTGTTAGTGTACCAGGTACAACAAATCTTAATGGAATAACAGATTGGCAGTTAGGTGATTGGGCCATTTATAATGGAACAGCATGGGAAAAGGTTGACAATACTGATGCGGTAGTGTCTGTAAATGGATACACTGGAGCAGTAATGCTTACATATAGTGATGTAGGTGCTCCTCCTGCTACAAGAACTCTAACTATAAATGGGGTTGGATATGATTTAAGTTTAGATAGATCATGGACCGTAGGTAACGTTCGTACTGATCAGACTTATGCTGACCCTTCATGGATTACTTCACTAGGATGGAGTAAGATTATAAATACCCCTACAACTCTAGCTGGTTATGGAATAACTGATGGAGTATCTACAGCAAGAACTCTTACCATAAATGGTGTAGGATATGATCTTACAGCTGATAGAACATGGAGTGTTGGTACAGTCACAAGTGTAGGCACAACCGCTCCATTAACTGGAGGAACAATTACTGGATCTGGAACAATAGGAATAACTCAGGCTAGTGCTATATCTGATGGATACTTAAGTTCAACAGACTGGAGCACTTTCAATAGCAAACAAGATGCTATAACTGCATCTGCTCCACTTTCACTAGTAGCTGGAACGCTTAGTATAACTCAAGCTGGAGTATCAAGTGATGGATACCTTAGCAGTACTGACTGGAATACATTTAACAGTAAAGTAGGTGGAAGCGGAACTGCTAACTATTTACCAATATGGACTAGTTCTTCAGTTCTTGGTAATAGTTCTTTATCGTTCTCTTTAGACACACTAACTGTTGGGTACAATAGTGTAACTGGAGGAGCAGTAAGCTTTACAAATATTGGGCTTACTCCTTACACGTACTCAATTCAGATGAATAATTTTGGATCTCCTAGATCCACGTTCCATAATTACACTGATGGAATTATAGTACAGGCTATTGGTGGTACACAGGTTTCTAGAGTGTTTGCTAATGGCAACACAAT